GCCGACGTTAGTTGGTGCACCCAGCCTTACTCAAGGGCTCTTCTTATATGGTGCGTTCTCGTTCATGTGAACGAGAGGGCGCCTCGACTCCGCGACTGCACACGACGTGCCTTACGCTCCAACACGACCAGTGTTGAAACTTCACTACGCCTTTCGGTGTAGGAGGAACGTCGAAGCATAAGACGGAGCTTCTCCGAGGTTTCCAGGGGCACATCGGCTATTAACCGAGCAACCTCTGGAAGGTTAGGCCAGATCCACTCTCCAGATTCCCATCCGGGGAGCAATCTTGCTGTAACCTCCTCAGCCAGCTGGTCGCTGGCAAGGACATCAGGATCGGGCAGACGCTCACTAGGTAAGCGCCAAGCGGCGAACCCTAGGCCCCCTCTATCACTATGGTAGAAAAGGCGAGCAGCCCGTGCTGATCTTCTAGAAAAGGTGACTACCCGTTCATCGCGGGACCATTCTCTTTCGAGAGCTGGAGTTAATCGCTCCTCCACCGGAAGACCCGAGGGGTTCCACCCCAGACCATAAGGTTCTGGTAGGGGTGCCACGAAATTAATCATGGCCCTCTGACGAGGTCTCAACAAAGTCAAGGCCCCGGGACCGATATTCCTGACGAAATCCACAAAGGAATCATCAGAAACCCGACCCTTCCACTTGAGTCCATGCGTCACACCCTTCGATGTGATGATCCTACCGAGGAACTCGGCGGTAGTGTTCGACTCCAGGGTCTTATCCCTGGATATGGGAACACCCCAGGATTCCATAAGCTGCCTATAGAGGCTAGCGACTTCTCCATCCATGATGAAGACATCATCCCCAACGATTCCGTAGGGGTATCTTCCATCAATCTTGGGCTTGCCAAGTACGTTGAAAGCGTACTGTACGACACTATGATGCCACAATGCAAAAGTGGCAAATGTCGGATATAACCCAAGAGGAGAACCCACCGACCAATTCACTCGGAACCAAGGTTTCGAGCGAGCGGTCTGTGTGTACCAGTCCCCGCGACAACAGTCACGGAGAAATTGGAGCCACCGGGTGCTCACTCCCAAACGGCTTAGGAGTTCCAGCTGTAAATCTAATGGAGCATTATCTGTCGCATTAGACAGATCCATGCTCACAGCTGGTAAGCCCTGGGCGAGGAGGGACTGTGCGAACACAATACCCGCCTCCTGGTCGAACGTAAAGTCGTTCGGCACCCTGCGTAAGGCATCGAATAGTGCCGTGCCCAATGGCTCTAAAGCACATTGGTATACACGGTACGGATTGGCTGCAAACCTGAGCTTATACCCAGGTTCAGGTATGAGACTAATGTTCCCCATTAGAGGACGCGTGTCCTCATCTGTGGGAGGCCCTCCGGCCTTCCGTTCATCCTCGAGATTCAATTCGAGGTCGGGAACTAGCTCTCCTTCAATCCCCTTCACGACGCCACTAAGGATGTCCCAATTTCGGACAGTCCACGTGGTTCTCTGTAGGAGAACGTCGAGGGAGTCGATTACCCCCTCAACCTCAGGGACAGTTTTGAAACCTTTGGGACTTCTTCGCGAGGGACTGCACTGATAATCAATCAGTGGTGAACCAGTCTCCTCCCTTACCCTTACGGGTACGAAGAAGGGACTCGCGTGAACCACCCTGAGACCCTCAAACAGGGCCTCGGGTTGCACAGGTTCGCGACGAATCGCAGAGATCGCTTTTCTCCACTGACGCTCAGTAACCCTTAAATCAGGGTGATTGAACTGAATGCCAGTGTACACCATTACGGCATTCCAGGCTTTCCAGAAATTTCTTTCTGACAGCCGGAACAGAGCACCAAAGGGGCCTTTAGGACCCTTTGGACCGTAATGGATCCAAGAGTGATTTTTCAAGGGCTTCTGTCCGGAGAAGTGATGGAGCAGGTCAAGTTTTATCGACTTGATCCTGTCTACCGTCCATTCTTCCCCTGAGCAGGTAATCCACTTCTGGATTAACACAGTCAGGTCGTGTGCCTGATTGGCTGTTAAACCAATCGCACGAAGCCGCTGCAGCGATGTCTTGGTGTCGAACACCAGTTTATGCCCCTTTCGGGTACTAAACGACAAGGCCTTTTAGTGGCCAGGCGCCGACCAGGCACCATTTGCGATGAGCCCCTAACGGGGC